AATATACGAAGGCGTATTTTTCTTTTTTCGGGTATCGTTCCAATCACGAGAGTAATAAATGCCCGTGATATCATCATTATCATCTGAACATGCCAAGCGACAATTCTCAAAAGGTAAATGGTTAACTTGTGCAATGGTTTTTCTATCCATTGACCAAATAACTTCCCAATAAAAACCACCATGCAATTTTAAATCTAACGCTGTTGTATGCAAGATGCTATCTAAATTCAATCGCTTAATCTCATTTGTCGCCTGTGGATTATTGGAAACAAATTCAGTTCCTGCAATCATGAAAGAAATCGAATTTACAACGCTACCATGAACAGGACTTTCGTTATACAACTCGATTAGATATTGAGGAAACATATTGCCCTCTCCAAACGTTACAAATCCCTTCCTATCTTCACGTTCAATCGGTTGAATTTTTACATATTTGGACAGCTCTAATTGAGTTGCTCCAAACTTTTGTTTTATGTCATCTACTATATTAGGCATTGTTATATTCAATATCAGATGGAATTGTTAACGTGGGTTGATCGTAGTAATTAATGAGCGAACTGAATTGGATAAAACCTCTTTGAATCTCACCGACCACATCATTAGAAGTAGGATCAAGGTTAGTATTTGAATTTTGACCGTAAACAATATAACTCCAACGACCACCATGAGCGATAAGAATCGATGCGTTAGTTGGATCATCAGCATTCGTACTAATACCCAAAGTCGTAATCCTTTCGTTCTCATTAATAATGGTTGGAATAACGTATAATAATTCCGAAGTTAATTCATTTTGCAATACCAATAAATAATCGGTATAGGTTGTTGAAAAAAGTAAAACCCCCTCCTTTAAAGAAAGGAGAAGGGTTTGAGATGCCGTATTTGATTGCAGGTAATTCACTGCAATTAGATTAAATTGTTGGAGCTACAACAGTAATACCACCAAAGTTATCAAATGGAATACTTGTAAATGATTCCAAACGATACGCTTTGTGTGCTTCTTCTGCGGTGAACGTAATGGTGTAACCATTTAAATCACCCTTTGCAGTTCCAGTTGCTGTTGATGCTGCGGTTACTTCCGCGCCATCGATACGTCCAACCATCCAAATATTGTCATTGTTATCTTGAACGAATACAACCAAACGATTTTTAGCAACTAATTCTAATTGCTTTCTTCTTGGTGCGCTCAATTTGTGGAATGTAGCTGTAACGGTTTGAGTATAGAATATAGTTCCATTCTCAACGTTAGAAGCAACTTCTTCGGTAAACATTCCTGTGTGTTTTGGGAGTGTGTACTGATAAATTGTTTTCGTAGGCAATCCATCAATTTCTTCGGAACTTGCATCCGCTGTTACACCTGTTAAAAAATCTTCGTGTTGTTGGATGAAGATAGCTTTAATACCACCAATCCCATCTTTACATTGAAGTCCAAATCCAGCACTTAATTCACAAGTAGCCATATTATTATATTTTTTTTTATTTAATAAATAGGGGAGCAGCGTTAACCACTCCCCCTTTTATATGTGGTTATTTAATTAGTCGTTGTAACAATAAACAACATCACCCAATACACCGACCTGAGTTCCTACGCGGAATCTCATTGCCATGCGTACGTTATCAGATGCGTCAGTCAAAGACATATCTACAACTTTCACCTCAGCGAAATCAGAGTTAGCATCAACACCAACGAACATATTTGAAGGTTGTGCAGCGATCACAGTTCCGTTGCTGATACCAGGACAAACATAAATATCATATCCGTTGAATTGCAAGTTGAAATCAGCAGACGCTTGGAATTGTTGCAAATAACCTTCGGCAGCTACCGCTTGGCGATAGAACTGCGCAGACTGGCGATTCATGTATAATTTAGTTTCAGGTGAACCAATCAATGCAGTTGGCAAATTGTCGATTACTTGGTTTAAGTTTTCGATAATTGTTGCAACCGTCATGGTTCCAGTACCAGCTGACCATGCAGCACGATAGTAAGTAGAATTCACATCAATGATTTCTTCAAAACCATCAAATGCAGGATAAGTTCCAGCACCATTAGTACCTTGCCAAATTGTAAATTCAATGTTTTCAGCAACTTTTGCAGCGGCATAACCAATCAAGAAATCAGAGAAATTAGCAGGAACAACGTCGTTAATAAATCCGCGACCTGTTTGAGCGGCTTCCCAATCACGAGCAAATTCTTTTTTGCAAAGTTCCAAGTTTACTTTCAAATCTTTAACTTCCAAAACTGACTCGTCTAATTGCAAATCTCCAGCTTGTGAGAAATCGCATGAAGCAGCTTGAACCAAAGAAGCAGCATTAGACAACTTCTTTAATACAGCTTTGTATTTTACACCCTCTTTAAGAGTAACGTATCCTTTTGCTAAAGTGTCTCCAGACAAGATAGCTGCGTTGATATACGGTAACGCCAATTCACCTGCGTAGGTTGAACTGTTAATGGATAATGAATCAGCCATTGTTTTTCTTTTTTATTTAATTATTTGTATTTGTTTATAATTGCGAAAATTCTATTCTTAGAATCCATCTTAGCTAAGTTGATCGGTGCAGCGTTCACGCTAACACTCGACTTCTTTACGCTGTTGGTTGCTGGTTGTTTGCTCAACTTTTCCACCTGCGCAGATAGTTCAGTTTTTTCAGCAGTCAAGGAATTGATGCGGCTTTCGAACTGCTCAATCAATGCGCTAATCGTAGCTTCGAATTCTTCTTTACTAACTCCATCAAATGCAGCGGCTTGTTCTTCTTCAACAACCTCTGATTCCATTTCGGGTTCAAGGATTTCAGTTACAACACCGCCAACGGTTACGATAAATTTACCTTCGGCAGTTTCGTGCTTTCCGTCAGGTGCAGGGATTTCATTTCCCTCTGCATCCATAACGAACAACGGACTACCAACGGCAATCATTTCATCGGGTGAACTTACTTCAGTTCCATCTTTTAAAATGGCAACAGCCATCTTTACAGGAGCAGCACTTTCAATCTCACCTTCTGCACTCAGTTTAATACCGAATGCCTTTAGGCGGTCTGCGTACTTACTCACAATTTCAGTTACTTTATTCATTGTTAATTTAATTTTCTCAATTATATGTAGCAAATACATTAAATTTGTTTCGTTAGTTTTTATAGGTTGTAGTTTTGATTCAATTTCCTTTAACAGAAAATCCCCTCAACGGAGGGGACTTTTTGTTTATAGAGAGATATCTTTTAAGCGTTTAACTCATTGGTCAACTCGCGCATTATTTTTTCGATTTCTTGCTCGGCTAAATATTCATCGCTCAACTCGGTAAAGAATCCTTCTAAAGAAAACCCTTTCACATCGCCTTGTTTTACAGCGTTCCAAACTTCTTCATTGTCTATCTTCATACCTATACACCAAGTGCCATCGGGGAAATTGAAACCGAAGTTTTGACTCTTATCGTGTTCACCTTCTTTAATCCATGACTCTACAACCGTACAACCTGTAATGGGTATCTCGTGTTGTAAATTTGAATTGTGATGCATGTTTCTTTTTAGATATTCTTGCGAGATTTTAGAGATAGTTTCTGCGCTGTATTTAGCGTAGTATTCTCCACCCATTCCATCAACTCGGTAAATAAGTTGCTCGGGTAACATAACCGCACCGTAAAGCATTTGTCTATCGCCTTCATCGATTGCGGCTTGTGTGATTTTCTTTGGTTCGGATTTCAATGCTACGAAATCTATTTCGATTGCAGGTTGGTCAACTAATGAAATACAATTAACACCAAGATATCCGCTGTCATCAATGGTGTATTCTACTACTTTTACTTCGCTCATTATTTTATTATTTTAGATTGGTCTTTAATTTTTTGCTGTGCTTCTTGTGCGCTACTTACGTTGGTAGCGAGTACGTATGTTTGTAGCGGTTGGGGTTGATTTGTTTGGTTATTGATAAAAGAAAGGTCTAACGCAGGTGAATTAGTTGAACCTCCACCCATGCCACCTGCACCCATTCCACCAGATGGTTTAAGATTACCACCCCCACCACTTGAACCATTGGCATTGAATTTCGTTGCTGCTATTTTTGCGATGTTTGCCGCACCTACTGCCGCTGCACTTCCTGCCATAATAAATGGATAAGCTGGAAAAATTGAAGTTATAGGTGAATCTTGCGCACTTTTAAATGCGTTTTGAGTTCCCTCGATTGCACTTATTGTCGCTTGTGCTAATGATAATGCCTTACTAACTTTAAAAGATTGTTCCGCGTTTAATATTCCAGTTGTAGTAAGTAAATCATTTAAACCCATTATACCATCAATAGTGGCTTTATAGATTTCATATTTTTGATCTTGTGTTAACTTGGTTAGTTTTACTTCTTCTTGTATTGCAGCTTCTTCCGTTTTTCTATACTTAGCATTTATTTCCGCTTGTTTGGTTTTTAATTCTTCTTCTAATGCGGTAAAATCTAAACCATATTTTTTGGCAAGTTCAATTTTTTCAAAGTATTCATCTTGCACATTTTGAAGTTCAGTAGCTTGTACACCTTGCTTAATGTTTTGAATTTCTTGCGCTAATGCTTCTTCTTCATTTGCTGCTTCACGTTTAATATCATCGAGTAACTGTTGTTGCTTTACAGCTTTATCATATTCTTCTTTTCTTTTTCTCTCAGCTTCTTGTGCATCCTTTTCATTTTCCGCTTTATTTTTTTCCCTTCTTGCTTTTGCTTTATCTGAATCTTGTTGATCGTATTTATCATTAATCTGCGCTTGTTTTTCCCTTGCTAATTTAGTTACCTCCGCTTGTGTATCTGCATTGCCACGCGCTAACCATAATTGTTCATCGTACCATTTTTTAATATCCGCCAATTCCTTTTCGCGTTCGCTCATATTGGAACGAGCTAAATCATCGCGCATTTTACCAACTGCATCATTTGCCTTTTGTAAATCCGCAATCATTTCTTCGTTGCGTTTCTTCTGTGCTTCTGCGCGTTCTTCGGCTTGTGTATCTATTATACCAGTCCAATTCAAAAAGTCAACAACAGCATTTTTAACGATGGCGATTTGATCACCAATAAACCCGAAAACCTTTCCAACTAATCCACCTGCCTTTGTTAGTTTTTCAAAATTTGTAATGATTAAAAGCAATATACCAGCAATGGCGAAAATTGGGTTCATCATTAACGACTTACCCAAGTCTAACATTGTACCACCGAAACCTTTGGCAGCTTTCGATAAATCCCCAAATTTGAAATCTTTGATTGCCGATGAAA